GAGATTTTACAGGATACATGGGAAAGTGCAGATGATTGGTTTCAGGCTTAAGAACACGAAGAATAGATTGGGTCATTAAGCCTGGAACTGTTACCGCGCGGACATTAATGCGCGCTGTTCTTCGGCGGGAATGTATTTATAGATAGTTTTAGGTGACACATCAAGAACCAAAGCTACTTGATTGAGGCTAGCTCCATTGCTAAACATGCGTCTGGCCCTTTCAATAACTTCATGTGTCATTATCCTGCGGCGACCACCTATTCGTCCCTCAGATCTTGCCGCAAGCGAACTCAATGCACTTAGTGATAATTAGCTATCTTGCGGTAATTTTTGCCCCTCATATGCCCCATTACCCCCTCCAGCATGTTCTCCACCTCCACCCGCTCGCCTTGGGCCGCTGGAAGAATACCCACTGGACTGAGTGGTACACGTCCAGTGATTCTCCCCGGTGCACTATCTGATAGTTCGCGTCTTTGCCGCCCATGCGCAACCTCAATACTGTTTGTATACACAGCATTGTTTTATCAGTTAACGAGAATGATCAATAGGATTGCGGTGGAAACTGATAAGCCCAAGGAATAGTGAAATGTTTACTTTTTGTCTGGATGAGAAGAGGTTTAACTTGTAATATTATATGCATCAAGGAGTTAATCATGAATATATCAAGAAGAAGTGCAATGAAGTTGGTGTTATCTGTAGGGGCGGTCGCATCGTTTTTTGGAGTAAAATCGTATGTAGAAAACAGGAAAGGTTATTCTTTAATAAAAGAAGGAAACCTTAATAATTATATTTCAAAAGGTGATTTCTCTGTATCTGGCATCGTTTCAAACGCACCAACAAAATCAGGATTCCTAAAGGTTGATGTTTTCGGTGATAATGGAAAATGCGTAATTCAGCAGTTTTTTGACGAGGAAGACCCAAGAATTCTCATGATAAGGAGAAGGTCAAATGGTGGTGATTGGTCAGGCTGGGGGTCGCCAGTTAGCAATAATCAACTTAGATTTCTTGATAAAAAAATCATCTGTCTAGGTGACTCGATCACTGGATCGTTTGATTGGCCGCAAAAGTTGCAAAAACAATTAGTAGGAAATGTATCCAATTTTGGCATAAGTGGAACTACTGCGGCAGATGTGCACGGGGATTTTGGTTTTTTATCTCTGTGTAAAATATCTGAAGCAATCAATGATGGAAACTGGGTTCCATTAAAAGATGCCGCAATAAGAATTAGAGATGGAGGTCTAGGGCAGGATTATACGAAAACCATAGATGGACTTGCTGGGACTGACTGGTCGACTGTTGACTATGTAATAATATCCTTTGGAACTAATGATTATGGCAAGAATGTACCTATTGGTAATGATGATTTATCACAAAAAACATTCAAAGGATCATTTAATTACTCTATAGAGAAAATAACAAAAAGAAACCCGAATATTCAGATATTAACATCCACGCCTCTTTGGAGAATAAAAGGTATTGTAGATGGTGAGTTAAAAGATTCTGACTCATCAGTAAACAGTGAAGGTGTCAGTCTAATAGACTATGTAGACTCCGTGATAAGCACATCACGTTCAAATAAAATACCCTACATAGACCTTTACCGTAAAAGTGGCATAAATAAATTAAACTACGAACATTTCTTTATTGATGGCCTTCATCCATCTGAGTTCGGAACAGATAGGATTTCAGAAAAAATATCTTCGTTTATTTTGTCAAACTATTGAATCAAGCCCGTCTCCGGGCTTTTTTATATGAAAACACAGGTCATTTATCTGGAGCAGGTGGAAAGTTTACTGGGGACGTTATCGTTACTTTTGATGTGTCGACAGATTCAACATCCTTCCTCCATGTGATCCATGATTTTAATTTTGACTTATCACTTTCAGAAATATCTTCCATCTGCGCATCCAGTCTCCAGTTTTCTGTAGAGGCCCAGAAGTCAGATAGTAATTCGGTTTGTTTGATTTTCGCCTCACGCGAAAGATATTCATTCATCTTAGAATCATCAATGACAACATTATCATCTAAAATAGACCACGTCTCTTGCGGGCCGTCCTTTGGGAGTGATTCCGAGTCCACTACAATCCAATCACAACCTTTTGGGACATCCTTTTGTGCAACCTCTTCTATTGTAAGGTCAAGTGATGGGGATGGGGTCATGACGCACACACTCCCATTTTCAATAAATATGATAACATTCATATCAAACACCCCCCGAAACAGAAACACAGCAGAACAATGGGTCTTCTGCCGTTCCAACAGCGTTATTAATACTAATAGGAAACTGAGTAGCATTCATTGCCCTATTTGTGTTTCCTAGGCTATAACAAATTCCGTCTTCTGTAGATGCGGCTGTAGGTCGCCGTGATATAACGGCTGGGCAGTAAAAAGAGTTAATCATCGCATTAGTGAAAAAGACGTTAAACCGTCCAGTGGCCGTTCTCACTACGCTGGATACGTTAAAACTATCGTTAATAGTTACAACGCCTCCTGAAACAGAGAAATTTACCCAGGCGGTAACAAGTTGTTTTTTATCGGTCGAAACAACCCCTAGGTTACCCCTTGCTGCTGCTTGTGCCGCACTCCCTGCCGCTGCGATCTCGGAAAGGTTGTTGGTGGTCTTTAGTCCACCAAGGTTTGCGAGAGCCTGTGCAACCGCAGCCGGGCCCGCATCTTTAATTTCAGATAGGTTATTCGTGATTTTTAATAATAAGTTGCCTAAATCACTGACTGCTTTTGGCGTAGCTGCCAGTATCTGGCTGGTACTGTTTGTTGAGCTACTTAATTGAACAATCCCTTTCTGGGTTAATGAGGCATCTTTAAGGTCAGGGATACCCAAAGTAATCAGATGTTGTATGGCCGTAAGTAATTGCGCGCGGTTTGTTTTATCTAAAACAATTCCCGCCGCCTCAACAATTCCCGCCAGCTCTTCTTGTACAGCATCAAAATAATCATCATCCAAAGCGGTAGCAGGTACGCCGGTTTGTGGGTTGCCACGGGTAAAACCGTTCTTGCCCGCGCCAAATTTATCAACCTGGGCGGTTGGGGTATCAATACGATGCATAAAAGGTTACTCCGGGTATAAGAAAGTCACATAGGTGTGTGAAGGACAAAGTTTGTTAATGACGCATTCGGCGGTAGTGTCGCCCCACGTTCTCAGGCTGTCGCTGCAAGTTGAGGCGCAGGTCATGTCGGTTATCTGAGTGAAATTCGGCATGTTGACCTGCCACCAGTAGCGCCACTCTTCTGCATAAAGCGAGTCAATACAGGTCGCGGTACAACGAAAAACATCACTTTCAAACTGGGTAATAGTGGCATTCGGGTAGCCCAGCGCCGCCAGTTGCGCCAGATAGAACGCCTTATTAATCCCGCCTGTAATGTTAATTTTTGCATCCAGCCGCTGTTGCCGCTGGGCCAAGGTCTGCACCCCGGGCGGTGCACATGAATCCGGCAGACCAGTTAGCTGTTCATAGCGGTCAATCAATTCGGTGGTGGTGCGCGGATCAACTTCTACCATCAAACCATCCCCACGCCGATGGACGCGGGAGTAAGACGGTGCCAATCCCAGTAGTAGAGGGTCATCCCCCTCCCATGCTGGGCCACGCGGCAGGAGTTTTTTTAATAGCTGGCTATAGCTGTCGGTTAAGTCCACGTTAGATCTCCCACAACGGGCAGCTCAGTCGCGGCCAGCGGTATATCATCGGTCGGGCTGACCAGAACGTGCTTATATTCCCCAGTGGCAATACTGATAGCCTCGCTGATACGCGAGTGATCCAGTGTTCCACCCGGCACCCCATCACGCAGAAACATAGCGCGTAACTCAGCAATGACCGCATAGCGCACTTCTGGTGTGTCAGGGGTGAGGCGAATATGGAACGGCACCACTTTTGCCACTGGCGCGAGGATATAGAGGCTGGCCCCTGCCACCGGAGCCAGCGGCAGAATGTGATCGCGCACCGCGGTGACCACCGCATTATCAGGGATGGGGTTTTCAAGATTACTGTTGGCCACCATCACACCGACCGTACCAGTTCCCATCCAGTGGCGATAAGTCCAGGCACGCGTCACGCCGGGTACCTCTTTAGCCCAGATAATATAGTCAGGATCAGCGCCGCCTTGCGGGGTGTAATACCACCGCTCAATGACTCGCGCCCGCCATTCTTCTACCGGCTCAATATCAGTGCCACCCTCAATGTTATCCGCCGCCGCTGACGATGGCAGGCCGTTAATCGGTTGAGTCAGTACCATACCAATACCATCATCTGTATTTCCCAAAGTGCCAGCGACCGAACAAATCACCGGCACCCGTAAAACACCCGCAACAGACGTTGCCGCTGCCGTGGTTGTGTACTCCTGCAAATCATCGCGCTGAATAATTCTGCCGGCGGGAACTTCAATGTCGTTTGTTACCCCTTCCCAGCGTACAAAACCGGTCGCCGTTGAGGGTTCCTTGCGTGGGCAGCGTTTCATATTGCCGTGTCGCGCTAGCCAATCCTCATCACACTGATCCGGTAACAGGTTGCGGGCCAGATAGTCGATATAGCCATAAACGGTATGCACAGCCGCCGCATGCACCCGGCTGTATACCTCGGTGTCGGTACGGCGAAGAACGGCATCAGTTTGGAATCGAGAATTAAGGTCACTGCGGATTTGGGTAATGAGTTGGGGAAGTGTCGGGCGGTTAAATCCGCTGTCAGCCATTGAGTGCACTCCATAAATCATCGAATGTTATTAGCTGAGAATTGCCATCGTTGCGATACAGCGTTATTTCAGCAGTCAGTATTTCGGTACCGCGCCGCTGCACGTTGATGGTTATTCGTGAAACTACGCCGTCGTCTTTTAGCCAGGCCAATGCCTGCTCCAGATAACCTCGCGCCAGCTCAACCGTCTTATTAGTCAGCGTGGTGCGCTGGAGTAGATAAAGGCGGGAGCCGATGCGGTCATTTTGTATTGTGGGATAACTATCACCCCACCACCCCATGGGCTGTTCTGAATCATCATCCGGATCAGCACGGCGCCAGGTGAACAGAGAAATAATCACAGCGCGAGTTAGATTGTCCGTTGGTGTGGAGACTGACTGCCGCTGGCCGTTCACTATCAGGATCATGGTTTACTCCATCTGCTGGTTAGGAACGTCGGTGTTAGGTTCGCCGTGCGGGTGAGTATGCCCGTTGAACTGATCGCGCATAGCCTCCATGGTGCCGGTTTTATCTTTAACATCAGCCTCAGACTCAATGTTACCGACTGCTTTTATCTCCCCTTTAGCTTCGATAAGCGGGGTATTGAATACCGCTTTTTCCTCCGCATTAACAATGTACTGCTTCGTGTTCACCTCTATTTTGTTGCCGCGCTTGAGAATAATGCTGTCCCCTTCGTCGCTGTAAATGGCAACCTCCCCATCCTTTAACCCTTTAATCCGGTACCGACGATCAGCCACCACCAACACCACGCCGTGAGAACGGTCACCATCGGGAAAAGCGGCAAATGCTTCCGCGCCAGTATGTGCAGCGCTGGTGAATCCATAAGGTTCCAGATGTTCGATGTTGTCTTTTAACTCATCCGCTATCATCTGAATTTGCAGCATCTGATTTTTACTGCTGGAATCAAGGCGGCGAACCACAGCGCGAACCAACATATTGGACAGTCCACGCTGCAAACCAGTGAGTAATCGACTCATTAGAATTCGTCCTCTTCGGCTTTCTTGCGTCGCTTGTTGGGGTTGGGAGGTTTTGGTAGATAAGCATCGGGCGGCCCAACACGTAACTGGGTGATGGTTCCCTGCTCGTTCTTGCTGTAGGTCACCTCCGCTATCAACATTTCGCGGTTGTTAAACCCCAGTACCGGATCAAACACCGTGACCAGTTGATTGGGTGACCACAAATCGCCGTTACCCTGTCGCCAACCTTGCACTGTGTAAGTCACTTCATCGGTACGCGCCGCCCGCCGTAGCATTTCAAACTGACTGCGTTCAATCACCGTGGTGCCAGTAGCATTACCGCTCTGCTTGATAACCATGGGACGATAGCGACTTACCCCACCGTCTACCGTTTTAGCCCGGATCGCATTAGTCGTTGCCGCGCCGAAATCGTCATCATTCCCCGACCGCTGGCCAGCGACTACGTATTCAGAAAAACGGTCTTTAATGCTCTGTTCCGTGTCGCAGGAGATAATATTTTCACCCAGAACCAGGGCAGTGACAGTACGTGAAGCGCCTACAGGACCAATAACCAGTGCACCCGCTGGATTGTCATAGGCCAGCACTTGCTGAATGCCCATCATTTTATCGAGCACATCCACCACAGTTTCGCCGTAATCAACCTGTAACCCCTGCATGGGCGTATTTTCGATGCCAGCATTAACTACGGACACCCCAAAGGGGGCTGCGAGTTGGGTCGCTATCTGGACAAAAGAGCGGCCGGTAAATTGGGTTATCAGTGCGGCGCAGTCGATCAAGTCTTCTGTTTTACTGCGACCGACAATGCCCACCGATACTGAGCGGGCGTCATACCGCACGGGTGTGGCATCGATATAGCCGGTGACCACCAAGTCAGTGCCGATCAACACTGTGACCTGATCGCCCTTTTTCACTCGCGGCTGGAGGTGTCCAGCCTCTTCACTACCAGGCCATTGACGGGTGATCTCTACATTAAAGTCGCGGGCCAATCGCTCGATACCTGCTGAGATAGAGACAGAGGTCCACCCTATCCACTCGCGGCCATTCACACGTAGCGTGACATCATTATTCATCGAATGGGTACCCGTAGTGTTTTAACCGGTACAAAGCCGGGGTGAGTGATTTGGTTGCGACCGATAATGTCAGTTTCACGCGCGGCTGAGTCATACCAGTCAGCCGCCAGTACCAGTGCGGGCAGCACTTCATCTGGCGTTCGGAAAGTGGTTTTTTCTATCTGCTCGAGCCGCATACTGATATCGCGGTTCACATCAGCGCGAACGGTATTGATAGCCAGGAACAAAGCATCATCCGTCACCCGTAGCAGCTCCTGATCAATAGCTGTATTCAGTGTGTCGCGGATCTCAGTTAATGACTCATAAGTCACTGGCGGAATAACGGCTACAGCGTCGCTGAGAGACGTTACCGCCGGATGAGTGACTAGCGGCAATTGTGCTTGTGGGGTCACTGTTGCTGTCAATGGCGGGCGGGTCTGCGGTAAATCAGACACGCTCTGTGCGGCTTCAGTCAGTGCGGTGGTACGGATGGCCTGAGCAACCACGTTTCGCTGCGCGGTTTGGGTCTGAATGGTCTTGCTGTCCGTTTTCCATACCCCGTGTGGGGCCAGATCACGACCGACAGTAAACCCGCTCAGCCCCTTAATTTTGTTGATAATGTCGTCACTGTTACCCAGCAAACTATTACCAGACCGCCACATACGTTGCAGACGGTTAACGAAATTCATACCGGAACTAGGGGGCATCAGCAGCACTGACAGATCACCATCGAGCAAGCGGCCCGCATCAGAAATAGCAGAATTCACACCGTCAAAGGTTTTAATAGCGGTGTTCATCATATCGCTGGCATCACTGATAACGCCGTTCTGGATAAAGTCGGCCATACCATCTAGCCCGAAATCCTTCCCAAACGCGTCAGTGACACAATCGGTCATGGCATCACAGGAAGAAACCAGCTTCTGACCAGTGGCAACGCCGGAGGTCGGAAAAGAGAGTTCACCGGCTTCAACAAAGTTGAAACTGATGGTACACATGCGGCCATCTGCCGCGCTGTGGCTAACCCTTATCTCACCATCAATACAGACATTTAGCTCACCGTACTGCGGGTGAATCAGTTTTCCCGGTCCCTCCTGATTAATGGCAGCAATCAACTGATCCCGCTGTGCCTGGTAATCGTCACCAATCAGATAGGCTGAAATAGTATCTCGGCGCGTTACCCGCCCTAAATCCTCGGAATAAGGTTTATCGCGGTTGGGATATTCGTGGGTCTGTGTCCTGCGCCCGAAAGTGGCCTCATCATCCTGCGTTTTAAATGGCACACCACGAAAGGAGGCCGGTAATAGCTTATCTTTCCAGCTCATACATTCTCCGGGCATAAAAAAACCCGCCGAAGCGGGTTATATTCTGATTTAAATTAAATCTTTTCCACGTCAGTAAACTTAAATATAAATTCAGGTTCTTCAAGTCCACCACGTAAGCTCATGCTGCTTTCTTTAATACAACTCCCATCACCACGGAAGAATGAACCAGAAAATTTAACCTGATCACCTTCTGATAATTGGGATGCTTTCTCAAACAATGAAGATCGTGGGTCAATTAAAGTATCATATGATATATCTGATAATGCGTTATTCCATGTTTTCACAGAGACATTAGGTGCAAGCTCTATAGATAAAACGCCTTTACCATCACTATTAGAATCAACTTTAGTTACCTTACCTTGCCACCCTTCAACTTTTCGAGATTTTAATTTTTTACAAATACCATCATCTCTTTTGGTTTTTATCCCCCCTCTTTGCATGTCATTTTTAGCTCCATCTGAAGCCTCAATGGCTGAGGTAGTTAACTCTAAAAAAGACTTTTGTTTTTCTGGTAATATATTTTTTTGATCTTCTGCAAATGCCGAACCTATTGCAAGTATCCCTACAGCTACAATTAAGGCTAACCGATTTCTTATCATTCTCATTTTTCGACCCCAGAGATTAGTGTTAAAAAATCCTACCACTTACACTGGAACTCTTCACTTGAATTTTGTTACTTACCAGAAAAACGATTATAACCAACATCATAACCAACGCCAAAGCCTGACTGATTGGTTTTGGTGCCGACAATTGCCATACCAGGAGGGGCATTATCGAATTTAACCGTAATCTCTCCATTGATTGCCTGAGGTCGAACTGAAGCCAATGGTGCTTTAGAATTTTGGCTACCGTCCATATTCAGTAGCTCTTTCATGCGAGGGATAAACCCTGTATAGCCCCTGTCCTGCTCCTTTTTATTTAGCTTATCAACCAAAATATCTCCTTTGGATTTTTGGGTGGTTTGAGCCTCTTTACTCAGATCGTCAAGTTGCTTAAATAAGCTAATGATCACACCAATAGTGACCATTCGCCCACCATAAGAGATGAGCGTTTTTAGTGCACCATTAAGCCCTCTGACGCCTGCACCTCCAGCGTTAATCCCTTTCAAAAACGAGAAAGCAAAATCACCCGCCATATACAGCGCCAGTCCTTTCATTACCCCTTCCCAGCCACCCACCATATCGACGATGGGTTTAATCTGGTTCCACACATCTTTAAATACCGGCCCCACCGTATCCCAGTTAGCCACAATCAGTGCACCTGCACCGATCAGCAGCGTAAGTAACTTACCCAGCGGAGACATTTTGGTAACGAAGTTCATGATACCGATCGCTTTCGTTACCGCTGTAACGCCAGTGGCAACAGTAATTAGATAAACGCCTAATTTAAAGACTGTTTTTATGAGTTCAGGATTAGCTTTAACCCATGCTCTGAATTGCTCCATTAATGGCTTCAATTCTTCCGTACTTTCAGTGATATAGGGGAGGAACATATCTCCCAGCGTAATACTGACAGCTTCTAGCTGACCTTTAAGCAACTTTATTGCGTTCGCCGTGGTAGCAGCCCTGGATTCATACTCTAATTGCATTGAACCAGAATAGATTTGAGCATCTGAAACTCTGTTGAAGTTCTTTTTTAATAAATCAAGATTAGCCAATAAAGGCGCGATGGCAGCAAGTGATTCTTTGCCAAATAACTGTGTCAGCATTGCCGACTGATCGGCTTTTGGTAGCTTATTTAATGACTCCAATACTTTAAGCATCGCTCCCTTAGAGTCTTTCTGCATATCAGCCGCGAGTTGTTTGGGGTTAATTCTTAATGCTCGTAACGCTTTTTTCTGTGAGGCTGTCGCAGCTTTCCCTGAGGTTAATGAGAGCATAAAGTTTTTGATACCTGTTGAAGCTATCTCTGACTCTACCCCCATCCCTGCAATAGTTGCACCCATTGCAGCTATTTCTCCTGAGGCCAAGCCAGCGATACCCCCTAACGGACCAATTCGAGTCACAATTTCAGATATTTTCGCCGCATTCGCTGGCCCGTTATTACCCAGGTAGTTGACCTTATCCGCCAGCGTAACGACTTCACTTTGAGTCAATTTAAACGCTGTGCGCCACTGAGCCATCATCTGACCAGACTCTTCTGCCGTCTGATCGAAAGCAATACCCATTTTAATAGCATCGGTTGCAAATGCTTTTAGATCGGTGCGGGCAATACCTGCCTGACCACCAGCGGCTACAATAGCGGCGATCCCATTGGCCGCCATTGGCAATTCAGTAGAAAGCTTCAATATATCCTCGCCCATTTCCTTAAACTGGGCGGGAGTATCAAAGTCAACAACCTTGCGCACATCAGCCATGGAGGATTCAAATTCCATTGCCTGGTTGATCGGAATAATGAAAGCACCACCAATGGCCGCGCCCATCATTGCCACACTTTGCATGACGTCTTTAAATTCCCCCTTAAACTTACGCAGATCCTTCTGCATAGTCGTCAACGCCGGAGATAACTTATTGACGCCAGTAATAATCGCCTTTAACTGAAAACTATCTGACATTACTCAGCTCCGTATTAATGCGTTCAGCCTGCGCCTCCATCTCAAATATTTTGGATAGAGGGCAAGCCATGACGGTAAGGGGGTTCATTCGCCAAAAATAGGCAATGTTATAAATGCGGCTAGTTAGCTCACCGACACTTCTGATGCCGTAAAAAAACCGACTATCTGCATTGATATGGTGATCAGGTCTTTCGGCAATAGTTGCTTAGCTGATGAAGGGGGAATGTCGGCCAGTACCGGTAAATATGCCAGAGTACAACTCATGTCAATTTTAGCGCTGCCGTTATCCGAGTAAGAGAACGGCATACCAAACTTGGCAATTTCATCATATTCAGGTGCGCGAATATTTAGCTCTTTGACCTTCTCACCACCGACGGTTATTTCTTTGGTTAATGTCACAATCATTGGTAAAAGCCCTCTTGCCCGTGGAATTCCATATCTACCGTGCCTTCCTCAGCATTATGGTTCGCTTCGCCATGCAGCCAGGCGCTGGAAAGTACATATACCTGACCGTTCGCCAACTCGCTGGTGATGGTCATGGTATCTGCGGAAGTGATCTTGCTAATCGGGTAGTCTTTGGGGACTTTAAATGTCCCTTTGGTATAGGGAGCGCGGTGAGTTTCTTTGTAATCCACGGAGCCATCCAGCCCGATCACATCGTCTTTCACCGCCGTATTCATTGGCACCTCAATGCCGCCAGTCAGAGATAATTGCTGACCATCAATTTTAAAAAAGCATGTGCCGCCAATTCGGGACATTTAGACCACCTCTTCGCTATATTGCAGACGGAACTGATTAAGCACCGCGAATACTCGCAGTTGGTTGACATAATCAGGTGGGAACAGCACATCAAGGCGGTTAGGGTTATCCGCGTTGCGCTCGACAATCAGGTATTGCTTGAACAGCTCAAAGTTCTCAACAATGCCAGCACGCTCCAGTTGGCGATAAATGGAAAGCAATTCCCCACGGATCACCTTGGGCGTGACAATCGCCTGACCTGCACCGAAGCGAGTGCCATCGTTCGCCAGCTTATGGCGCGGGTACTTACTGGTGATAACCGACTTCAACCGGCGCAACACATAGGCGCTGGTATGTAACGTCTCACTATCAAGGAAACTGTTATCGGCGTTGCCGTAGGTGTTTTTCTGATAAGTGGTGATATCGCGTTGAATACGCAACACCCCGCCCTCGCTATAAGCCGAGGCGATGCCATGGGTTAACAGTGATTGCTGCTCTGACAGAATGAAACGCGTACCCACTGGAGCTGGTAATGCGCCATTCAGCAAGCCGGTTTGCGTAGGTCGTGCCGGATCATTGCGGATAAACACCGAATTACGCGCGGTTCGTGCTGCAATCAGCTCATCCGTTGCCATCTGTACGCCGGTTTCATACCCGGCAATAGTCAGATGTGGGTCGTTGAACGTGGTACCAAAAGCCACCAGATCCGACAAATTACCCACTTTCGCGGTATACACATGGCCGTATAACTGCCGCGACCAGCTCCAGCGGCCGGTATCGTCGTTCATCTCTTTGCCGATGGTGGCCAGTGATGCTGAGTCATTGAACGGGAAAGCGATAAAATCAAACAATTCATCGCCCAAGGTGGCAATGGTTGCAGACAGGTCAGGAGCGCCGGCACCGCCAGCCATTGGAACAATCGCCACATTCACGCCGGATGGATTCTGCTCACCGCCGACAGTACCGCGATAGTTCAGGCTGATAGGCAAACCGTTACCAGTAAGCCCGCTGTTTTTGGCTGTAAGAGTAACGACGCCCGCCGCCGCAACTGCAGTAATCGGCAAATCAAGCAGAGCATTAACCGCCGCAGCGATGCTGGTACCGATAATCGCCGGAGTATCCAGCGCAGTAACCACGACTTGAACTCGGACAGAGCCGATATAAATCGACAATGTGCCAGAGGCTTGCGCGGTACCCGTTACAGTTAGCTTTCCTGTTGCTGGGGTGCTCGCTACTTCAGGGACGGCAACCACCCACAACTCACCAAAAGGATCGACAGCGCGGTATGCGGACACCATTCGGGCTAGCTGGCTACCCCGTCCGGCCACCTGCCCCGCCCGATCTGCCGACGGCATAATGACGAGCGTATTCTTTTCAATCGAACTGGTTGCCAGCGCGTGGGCGATAATGAGCGACGGCCCACTGTCTTGTGCCGTATTCGCCGCGCTGTTGTCCATTTCGGCAAAGAACAACGGCACCCGTAAATCATTAGGGATGTTGTTAAAGCTGATCATTGTTTTTTGGCCTTCTGCTCAGGTTGAACGATGGGTGCCGGTGGTGCGATTTCTTCAGGTTCTGCGGCCTTGACGGTCACTTCTCCTGACGCTATCCGGCGGTGCCAGTAGATATTTTCATCGACGTTTCGGCCCTCTGCGGGCAAAAAGCCACCTCTAACCGGGTCAGGAACTGACCGGCCATCTTTGGGGATCACATGCATAAGGGGTTACTCGTCGTTAAGGGGAATGTTTAACTTGTGTTCAATGGTGCCGTCAGGGGTCATAAAGTCGACATCCACCATGATCCTTTCCAGTTCTTCAAGTTGCTGAAGGTCGTCCCATTGGCGGGTATCTTCTTCGGATATCTCAATTTTTGCGGAGAAATCATACTGGTAATAAAGGTGCGCACGGTTGGTATCCAACAAGTTGCCGCCATCATATTGGATAGCGTCATAGCAAAGTTCAGGCTGCCAACCCAGTAACGCTTTAAATAACTCTGCGCGCAAATCATGCACGGCATCAAATGCCGCTTTCTGACCTCGCAGATCTGCATTGTTATTCATCACCACAATGACAGCAAAACCATCGATAACGGTCTGCCAGTAGTCAGTTTTTGACTTTTGTTCGCCAGCGGTGTCGTTGGTCGGAATAATCCACGCGCTAGGTAGTGCCATCTTGGCATTTTCAGGGAGCAGTTCATATTCTGCGGCCCCGGATACTCGCCCCTCAAATGTCGGGCAACGCAGTCGCAAAGCAGCTATAACAAGCGATAATCTCATTTTGCCACCACTGATTTTTTTAGTGCATTGAACAGTACCTTCTCTGCCCATGAACGCCGATTTGATAGCGCCTCTGTCATGAAGTTCTTACGGGGGGCAATTTTCCAACCGCTACCACCTGATGCACCTTTTCGGTGGCTTCTGCCTCGCTTGGCCTTGCGTTTCACACCGTAGAATAGGAAAGCTGGATAGAAGTCATCATCATCTCCAGAAGGTAATCTGGTGGCTCGTCTACCCCCTTTTTGGTTAGGGGCTATACGCACCATAAAGCCCGGTCGACCGTCTGATGGTGTGGGTACTTTATAACCTATCGATCTTGATAGACCGCCGGTGCGGGTACCAGGTGCCTCGCCAGCCTTTGATATGGCTCTACGCGCCACCAGCCGCCGAGCCTCGTCTTGTACTCCACGACCCACTTTGGCAAATGCGTTACGAACCCTTTTCTGGTTGAACTCCAATTCCTTAGGTTTATCAAAATCGACATGAAGATATAAACCGCTGGTTGAGTTTTCAATGCCCATTAATGGCCCTCCCCGATAGCTTCCACGGTTCCCAGCTCTTCAGCAGTGATAACAAGAAAGCGGCTGGCTTCATTCAGGTTAGTGGTTCCCTTGACTCGATAAACCATTTTATTGATAACCACCTCATCATCCGTGGTAACGCCAGTTCGGTAGCGGATAACAATGCGGTGAGTAATGGCAACATCAATCTGTACCGAACCGATACGGACAGAATCACCAATGGCTGACAGCTTTGCCCAGGTATCGAACTTATTGTGATAAACGGTATCAACACCCATATGACCGTTGCCGGGAACATCTTCGCGGGTGCGGAACTGGGCGCGTTTGTTTAGTTCACCAGGAGCCGGTAGCCGATAAGTAGCGTTGATTTCAGTGAAGCGGCGTTGAGTCATGGGCTAAACCTGTAGGAACCAACCAGAAAATAAAAACTCATCGGGACTTCTGATTGTTCGTAATCGCTGACTGATGAGCGGTTTTCATACCAATGAGTGATAAGAGCCAGCATAGCCAGCTTAATATCACTGCTGACAACAAGACCTTTGGGATCAGTTTCTGGCACCTCAGTCTCATAAATATTCCGGTTTAAGTAGCTGGCTACCTTCTTTTCTGCTGCTTCGGCATAAAGTGTTAGTAACCCATCCTCATGATTGAACTCCGGATCAATTTTACACTGGGCTTTTATCTGATCAATTTCCAATATCATGATTAGCTCCCAGAGGTCTTATTTTTTGCTTTTCTTGTCTGCCGGCTGCTCTGGCTGCTCTGGCTGCTCATCAGCTTTTTGCCCCAGCAACTGGGCGTCAACCAATTCCAGAATGTTTAACTGTGAAGCAATGACCAGAGCGCGGGCGGGCAACTCTTCATATTCACCCGCAGGCAGTATTTCAACGTGGCAACCGTCAGGAGACCACTCAAGGTTTTTAGTCAGTTTGTGCATAGATACCTCAAAAGAAAGGGGCCATCAGGCCCCCGTTGGATTAATTGGCAATGTTATGCAGCTGCGCCGATTTTCAGCAGCTTGATAGCCTGAGAATCAGCCAGCATCCCACCAGTACGCTTGGTGGTATAGAAACCAACAAACGGTTTGTTAGTGTAAGGATCGCGAAGAATGCGGGTACCGATACGGTCAACAATGGTGTAACCGCGCTTGAAGTTACCGAATGCAATCGCTTTGGCATCTGCAGCGATATCAGGCATTTGCTCATTTTCAGCAATACCATAACCAGCCAACATAGACGGCTGATCAAGCTCTAAGCCTGGACGCCATAGGTAATCACCACGCTCATCTTTCAAAATGCGGATTTTGAACAATGAGTTGTTATTCATCATAAACTTAGCACCTTTACGGTGAACTTTACGTAAGGTGTAAATCATCTGAATAATACTATCAGCCGTAACCCCAGATACCGCACCAGAAAGAAGATGCTGTAGTTTGCCAAATGCCCGCACGCTATCCTTTTCATCAGTAGATGCATAAGCGAGAAAACCTTTAGGTTTCAGCACACCACTACCATTTGTGAATGCAATTTCTTCCTGTTCGGAGAATTCCATGCTCAAAGAGTCATTAATCCACGTTTCCACATTAAAGAAAGCATCATCCAACATGGTTTGAGTCGCTTGCGGGTTACCGTAGATCTCGCCCATAAATGGAATGATTTGCTCTAAACGCGGTGTGCCGGTGGCTGGGCGCTCCGCTTGCTCGCCAACCCAGCCGGAACCTGCACCGTGCAAATTCACTAGTTTCTTATAGTCACTGGTACCCACGGTAATTACAGTAGATTCCTGACGCATGATCACTTCATCTTTCAGGATATCCAGCAAGGTACGATCTAACTCTTCAGGTACGGCATAACCACCATCAGCATCAGTACCGGTATTTAGCGCTTTTTGTTCAAGCTCACGCAGTCCATCTTCTTTGCCCTTGCGAACAAACTGCATAAAGGCAGATTTATGCTCGGTCGCTGTTTTGGTGTTGGTACCGCCGCCTGGACGCTTCAGAGATTTAATTTCTTCTTCCAAGCTGGCTTTTAAGTTATCCAGCTCGGTCAGTTTGCCGTTAAGCGTCTCCACTTCCCCAGCCAGTTTGCCTTTTTCCTGCTCAACCGCATCAAGGCGTTTATCGTTTTTCTCTTTAAACTCAGAGAATTTCTGATTAAGTTCCTGCGCGACCTGCTCTACATCTTTGATTTCAACAGCCATGGGTAACTCTCCAAATTAAAATTTAATAGATTTCAGTGCATTAAGCGCGTTATTAACCTCATCTACTTCACGCAGAGAGATTGCGCTATATCCTTCAGCCATAAATGCTTTGGCCTGAGTGCGAGAAAGCCCAACGTCGCGCAGGACTCTTTCAATACTTTTAGGGGATGGGGTTTCGCCACGGGCAAAAGCAGATTTCACATCACTAACCCGCGCCTCATCGTTAGACGGAAATGTCACCGGGCTGACTTCCCACAGATCAATTTCCTTCAATAAAAAAGCTTCTTTAGCACGGTCATACTCCCAATCCTTGAGCATGTACCCAATAGAAAGGCCGGTTAAAGAACCGGCCTTCATGTGTGCGTGAGCGCGTTTGGCGAGTGGATCATCGTCAATTAACAATCGCCCCTTGACGAATAGCCCAACATCATCCTCTTTCATTTCGGTATAAATGCCGATCGGCTCATCCATACGGTGCTGCCATAACATGGCAGGCAGGGCGTTTTTATCTCGCCATGCATTCAGTGATTTGATGAAAGCACCCGGTACAACAATATCGTCATAGCTGTCTTTCACACCAAAGACTGAGCCGTAGCCCTCAAACTCTCCCGAGTCACTGACTGATTTCAGCTTTAGCGGGAAATCCATGCGTTGCTTAGTCAGCATGCTTTTGTTCCTCAGTAGGTTTGGTTTTGCTTTCTTGCGGTTTGGTGGTCATATTCATCGGCGTGAGGTAGATGTCACCGCCTGGACGAGGGTTTCTATCTTCCAGTTCGAGGCAGTCATTCGGGGAGAAAATGCCCCAGTTAATTCCGGTCGCATAAGACTCAAAACGAGACTTCATATCTCCCCGCAATAACGCCCCAGCATTAAATTTAGCGTAAAATTCACCCTGTTTTGACTCGCGCACCAGACCAATATTGATACGTTGCTCAATGCGGGTGAGGTAAGGCACCAAAGAATAATTAATAAAGCCAATGCCGAGATTCTCAATATTGCTGAATGTCGCATGGTCGGTGTTTTGCACCAGGTGCATAGGAACCCGAAACAGGCGGCATATCTCTTCAAGTTGAAATTTACGGGTTTCAAGGAACTGGCTATCTTCAGCGTTCATTCCCATCGCTTTCCAGTCGAGGCCCATCTCAAGGATCATTGGCTTATGGGCATTTTCCAGCCCAGAGTGCCTACCCTCAAAATCGCCCTTAAGCCGCGCATACGCCGCATCACTCAAAGCCTGTTCAGTCCGTAGAACACCTGATGTCACTGCGCCATTTTTGAATAGCCGCGAGCCGTGTTCTTCAGTGGCCAATCCCAACGATATCGCTTCGCGAGCATAGGCTATGGGGTTTAATCCATTAAGCCCATCAAGTGTGAGAATACGAACATGCCAAATATCATCTTGCGATAGAACGTCTGTGGTGCCATCTGGAAAGGTGACTCGGTATACCGGTTCCCACTGGCTATTCAGCTTAGGTTCAACGCTGCCAGGATCGAGCGGTAACAGCTCCACAACCTCACCCAGCGCCTTGACTTTGTAGGCGTAGAAATTACCTCGCAGACACAGACAGACTATCAGTAACTCCCAGAACTCCTGCGGGGTCATGTACCCATTTGGCTTAAGGGATAACAGTTTAGAAAGCCGCTCTTTTGGGACCTTTTCCCGCCGACCATTAGCTGATTTATAAAGGTTGCAAGGCAACATACCGACTGACTCAGCCAGAACACGAATACAACCAAACACCGCAGTAAGGCGCATCGCCTTTTGGCTGCTAACTCTCAAACCGGTGTAGGTGTCGTAAGTCATGCCAACCATCTCGGCTAATTCAGCGGGAGTGGTCACGCGGGCAGTATCCGGTGCGGACTTAAACATATTTGGAAAAAACATTAAGCCCCTCCGTCATTGTCATTGGGTTTTTGAGCCACCGATCTGGAAACCAGATAAGACCATGCGAGGCATAAACCACCAGCAACCGAAAAACCCATAGCAGGGAGAATCAACCACGCACCATAGGAAAGCAGTGCAGCACCGATAAGCCCCACGATTAAGGACAAAATTGTCAGGAATTGGATCATAGAGTTGCCTTTAAAGAGAGCGTATTCCGTGAGAAACAAGGTGATCAGAAAGAGATTTTTCAATATCGTTCAGCATTGCCCGACCAACAGCCATAATCCCCGCAACAGCTCCGTCTATCTTGTTTTCATCGCCTTGCTTAGTGGGTCGGACGCGATCGTCACTGCCGGGGTAATACCGACCAATAACGTTTGTCATGCACCACTGCATAATGGGATTGCCGTCATGATGAAAACGCCCGGCAGCAAGAGCCGCCTCAATCTCCCGCATTGGATCACTCATATTGGTAAAGTTTTGCGTGATGATAATGGGCGACACCCCCTCTTCATCCAAAAGATGTGAAAGGCTGGTTGCTCCATGTGGGTCAATGGGGGAAGAAACTATTTTTACCTGCTTATTCAACTTGGATATTGTTTCAAAAATAAGCCGGTTATCCACTTCCGCGCCGTCCGTGGGGATTAAAAAGCCCTGCTGAACGAAGTTTTGATAACGTTCTGCGGTGCGTTTTAGCTCAGTTGCGGTTGAATAAATAGTATCTTCCGGTGCCCAGAACATCGCGCCGACACAGTAATAATGCTTCCTGCCGTTTATTTCCCGCATGAATATTGGGCAAGCGCAGTTCAAGTCCAGCTTGGAAGCCAGGTCGATACCGAGATAGCACTCTTCCCCGTTAAACTGCTCTAAGGTGAGCGATTTATCCGTTGCATCCTTCCACTTCTCCATATTGTAATAAGCTGATTTAGCCGTTACCCAAATGTTGAAGTGTTTGGTTTTAATCTTGTTTGTCTGACTGGGTGTGGAAATTGCCAGTTGCTGTTTAGCCAGAAGAAAATCGGGTTCAATGGATACCCCCATGTTGGGGTTGGCCTTTGCTAAGGCTTCCGGCTTGGTCCAATCATCATCTTTATCAAGGGTATAAATAATCCCGAAGATATGATCACTTTCACCGCCTTTGCGGATGCCCTCCAATATTTCTACAATTTGTGTGCGCTTTTCATAGCACGGCGACTGCATATCAAAACCTGCCGTGGTAATGATCAGCGTCATTGGCTGGCTTCGCGAACCCATGCCAGTGGTCATCGTGGTATACAATGAATCCGTAGCATGCTCGTGATACTCGTCAATGATGGCGCATGACGGCGAATCACCATCACCCGGATCACCGATAACAGGCTCAAATACCGAACCGTCCGGGCGAGTCATTTTTTTAGCCCACGGTTTGATGGAGAATTTCTTCCGCATCGCAGGCAGTTTTTGCACCATGAGCAATGCGGGCTGAAATACCTTCCACGCCTGCTTTTCTGTCACAGCACCGCAATAAACTTCCGCGCCAAACTCCCCATCAGCACAGAACATATAATTACCAACGCCAGCCGCAATCAGGGATTTACCATTTTTCCGAGGTACCTCGACATAAATCTCAGTGAAGCGACGGAGTTTGTTTTTCTTCTTTAGCCAACCGAACCCAACAGCAAAGATAAATTGCTGCCAGGGTTCCAGTTTTATCTTTAGCCGCTTTCTCGCCCACTCACCTTTGGTGTGGGGCATTAATCCAATGAATCTACAGGCCCGCTCTGCTTTATCTTTATCAAACCGGTATGGGTAATTTTTATTCTTAGACTCAGCCAGATCATCAATATGACGCTGGCAGGCGGCTATAACATATAAACCCGCTAGTATCTTTCCGCTGACCACATCCCGCGCATACTGATTTGCTGCATTTACGTGAGGGTATGTTGCCATAGTTAAAACTCGTCGAATTCGTTCTCTTCTTCCTCTGGTGAACTTCCCCCGGTCATTCTTATTCGGCTAAGGGGATCTAGACCGAGCAGCGAGCCGAGGCGCGCCAGTTGAGAAACACAGTCGTTACGGACGGCAACTGCCGGATGTTTTTTTAATCCACCGGTACCGCCGAGATCAGCCAGACCCAAGTTCTCAAGATCCTTGAGCGCCAGTTTGGTGATAACTTTTTCAGCGGTAATCATCAGGTGAAAGGAATTGCAGTAGGCAAGTAACAGAGGTGCATCTTCTAATTCAAACGTGCCGCGCTCGATCAGGATTTTGCTTTGCGTTTTCCAAAGTCCGATCGCCGTCTCGCTCAATAATTCTTTTGGGGGGGCAATTCGGGTCAGACTGCTTTTATTTTTGGTGGGTAAATTCTGTTTTCTCCCCCCACCAGCAGCCCTCATCGCTGTTCCCATTGATGACTCCAAATGTTAAAAATTATCGAAAAAAGATTCCTTATTTCGAGTGCATAAAAATGTGCGGAGGCTGGCGGTACGGTAGGACAAGGGCTGTAGAGATTTTACCCGCCCCTCCCATTGGTGCTATTTATCGCTATCTGATCCGCTCAACTGCGGTCTTTTTGCGGTGGTGAGGCCAGCACAGCAGTTCAAGGTTGGATGGTTCATCTGTGCCGCCATGAGCCTTGGGGATGATGTGGTCAACCGTGGTACCTGACACTACCAGACCTTCACGCAAGCACTGTTGGCACAGTCCTTTATCTCTAGCCTTTATCAACGGCTTCAACTTATCCCAGTTAGCACCATAGCCACGCTCATGCCTGGTCTTACCCTGCTGGTGGTTCTCCCACCCTGTATTCTGATGCTCAGGACAATAACCAGAACTGTGAATGGTAGTATTGCGGCACCCATGCTTACGGCAGGCTCGTGGTATCCGAGGTGGCATTATCACTTTCCTTATATACCGCTGTGATTTCGTAGTGATGTACATCATCCAATGGGAAACCAAAGCCATTCAATCGGCGGATATCACTAAGGAACACAAACCCATTCTCTACGGGTAACCGCGCATCTGCAGAAAAACCCCTTGCAGGTGAGGCATTATTACCAGAAGCCACCTGACTTTTTAGCCAGACGTCTATTTTAAAATGCTTAATTACTCGTGACATACACCCTCACTGTTTACGCATAGAATTCTGCCGCCAGCTAATGATTTCATCGAGCCGCCCCTTGCAAATCCGCAGCTCACGTTTCAAAGCCAGCGCATACAGCCCACTATCGCCCCAGGTGGTACCGTCGAACTCCGGCACTTCGCATTCAGTTAATGCTGATTCAGGGGGCCACAGCTGGATTAATTCGGCTGTTCTGGGTGCTGGTATATGAGGAGGCTCTGAAATCGGAGGCTCCTAAATGCCCTGAAGTGGCCAGTGATTCAATGCTATTCATGACACGGAAGTGTTCACGTCCAAACTCTGCGGCCACAACATCGGTGTTAACTACTGGAGTACCTTTGATGATTTTAATTAGGTGTTTCATTGTGTATTCCTTTTGGAAATGACCCTCAGTGCCCAGAAATGACAGCCCATAGAAGCTCACCAGCTATACCGGCATTCCTCTGAGGCTCATTTCCAAACAGGATCTATGGTTGGTTACGCCGGGCGTGGCGTTAGATTTACTGCATAAAAAAAGCCCGACCTAAGTCGAGCCTTCTTATTCGACCTGCCGCTATAAAACGTCAGGTGATATGTGTGTTGTACTCAAATTGCGACAAGCGCGGCTGTGCCACTCCTCTCGGCGTTGCTACACCACTTGCTGTCATTACAGCCATTAAGATTGGACCACCATCCTTGCGGGGTTGAACAATTCTACTTAGCCAGACACACGTTATTGATATACGACTGCAAGCCGTTTATTTGGCTGGTTGCAATTCCGATACGCTCTCTGAGACTGAGATAATCCCGTTCAGCGGCGTTAGTAAGTCTGGCGCTGGCATCATCAGTGACGCTGGCGGGGCCGGTGGTTTTGGACACTGGCTTTGTACATGTGGCGTTGAGCTGCAACCGCTTAGTGCCATTAGCGATATCAGCACGAAGGCGCTCGTTTTCAGATTTGGCATCTGCCAACTCCTTGGTGTGTTTGATATCGATAGCGGCTACTGCTTGGCGCTGGGTTTCTATCTGGTCGAGAGTGGCTTGTTGCTGCTTGGCTACCGTGGTTAGCTCGGCTACATCACGGTTTAGTGATTGCACTCTGTAGTGGTAGTAAGTTAGTCCAAACAGTGAAGCGATGGTTATCGCAACGAGAGCGGCGGTTAATTTGCCAGACATAACGCCTTCTCCTTCTCACGCCGAATGACTAAGCCGGACAATGGCTTGCCGCCGCCATAAGTCCAACGAGGGAATTGATAACAGGCTTCAGTAAACTTCCCTTCTCGCAGCATTCGATACATCGTTGATTTCTGCATTTGGGGGCAACCGGCATT